AAGGAAGATTCTGCACCACAAGAGAAGAAGTCCTACAAGGATGACCGATTGTGGAAACCAGAGATGGACAAATCTGGTAATGGATATGCAGTTATCCGATTCCTTCCAGCAGTCGATGGTGAAGACTTGCCATGGGCGAAAGTCTGGAATCATGCGTTTCAAGGCCCAACTGGTCAATGGTATATCGAGAACTCTCTCACTACCATAGGTCAGAAAGATCCTGTATCAGAACACAACACAAGGTTGTGGAACACTGGTCTGGAATCAGACAAAGAGATTGCTCGCAAGCAAAAGAGGAAGTTGCAATACTTCGCAAATATCTATGTTGTGAATGACTCCAAACACCCAGAAAACGAAGGAAAGGTTTTCCTCTATCGTTTCGGTAAGAAGATCTTCGATAAGATTATGGAAGCGATGCAACCAGCGTTTGAGGACGAGGAAGCAATCAATCCATTTGACTTCTGGAAGGGTGCAAACTTCAAGTTGAAGGTTCGTAAGGTAGATGGTTACTGGAACTATGACAAGTCAGAGTTTGCTAAACCAAGTCCGCTATTCGATGACGATGCTGAAATCGAGACATTGTGGAAGATGCAATATCCTCTCGCAGAGTTTACTGCAAACTCCAACTTCAAGTCGTATGATGAGTTGAAAACTCGTCTTGATGCGGTCTTGTCTGGAACGGTATCTGTTGGTAATGTAACTGATGAAATTCAGATTGCAGATGCACCAATCGCAGAACCGAAGGTTGATACTAAACCTGTGGAATCTTCTGAGGACTATCAGTCATCAAGTGATGTCAGAGAAAACGAAGAGGACACAATGGCGTACTTTGAGAAGTTAGCCAACGCATAAGGTCGGGCACTACCACTCGATGTCAAACTAGTCCCTGATTTAATCGAGAAACGTCCATACCCCCCTAGGCGCCTGCAAGGGGGGTATTTTTTTATGCGGGCCCTGCTGCAACTGCACCAGCCATATCATTATCAGTTAACATAATATTTTCTTGTCGATTTTGAGTGACGTTTTGATTGCTAGAATTATCTTGACTTACTACGGTATTACCACCACCGCCAGCACTCTGCCTTGCAAGTTTCCTCTCTAGGTCTTTCATTTTATCAAGACGGTGTTGTCGCATTGTTTCGGTCAATTTTTCATCTTTCAAGCTATCTTGTAAGCGCCTAAGTCTTGCTGCATCGGAGTCTCCAGACATATCCATTTTCGCCAATACAGGTTCAGATCCAGGCCCTTCTGCCCCGGCCGGTTTTTTGAAGATGTCTGCAAACTTTTCTTTATCAACCAATCCGAAAGTGAGAGATGATATCGCACCACCAAATCCTTCTGCAACTGCTCTTCCAGCATCACCACTTTCTTTAAATTCTTCTACCCCTGCCATAACACCTTCAACTGCGGCAACACCAGCACCAATTACAAGTCCAGCGCCGGGTATAAATTTACCTGCGGCCGCAGCTGTTTTTAGTGCAGCTTTACTTGCGCCTGCAATTTTTGGTACAGCTGCTTTTGCAGCAGTAAGTGCATCTTTACCTAATTTCTTTCCACCTTCCACAGTTTTCTTGGCGAGTTCTGTACCTTTTTCAATAGCTGCACCACCGAGCTGTTTTGCACTTCCCAAAACTCTCGACATCCATCCTTTTTTCTTCGGTTTTTTCTGGTTTTCTTTTTTTAAATCATCCGCTTGTTTTTTCTGATCACCAGTAAGATCTCCCTCTCCACCGTCAGGGCCCTTTTTTAAGCCAGGAATACCAAGCGCCCCTAGAGCCTTACTAGCCAATCCGAATAGACCTTTAAATGCTGATACTAAGAGCGGGCCCCCTAACATTTTAAAAGTCAATCCTGCCAGACCAGCTGTTGCAAGTCCAATGACAGTTATTATAGCTGTTCCAATACCGTCAAATGAACCGCCTGGCATAAATATTTCTTTAAAATCTTCCCAAGATCCACTTTTTAAAAACTCTCTTACACGTTTCCATATATCACTTTCTAAAAACTTAATCAACAAACCAATACCAAAAAGCGTTAGTAGAGTTTTACCAACAACTAATGCACCTTTACCAAACTTTTCAGCTAAACCAACTAATCCTAGTTTTAGACCACCAAATCCTTTTGTAAGAATATTGTCAGATTTTGATTGAATTTTAGCTTTGTCTTTCTCTAGTTCTAATTTTTTAGAAAGGGGAATATTACCTTTTCTCTGTATTTCTATTTCGTCTAGAGCAATTTGTCTTTGTTCCTCTTGAAAAGCTTTGTCATCTTCTGCTCTCAATCCTTGATCTTCCAACTCCTTACGCATTTTGCCAAGATCTTCTTTTCTTTCTTTTAATAGTCGGTTATCTTTTAAAAGAGGATTTATTTGTTCCGTAAGAGTTTGTCTTGCAGCCTCCTGTTCTGTGACAATTTTATCGTTTGCCTTAACAATTTTTTTTAGTTCTCCTATCCTCTCATTTTCTGCTTCAGTTCTCTCTTCAGCATTTTTTTCTTCCAACAATTTAAGTTCGGCCTTTTCTTCATTCACAGCCTTTTCTTGGTTCTTAATAGCTGTAGTTTGACTTTCAAGTTTTGCCTCTAATCTTTGTTTTGTATCGTTTTGTATCTTCATAAGGTTTTTGAACGCTCCCATAGTTCCCTTATGACTTTGTAAATCTTTTGCTACGATTTCCCTTGCGGCATCAACTTGTTCCTGAGCAATAAATTGTCCCTTTTCATCTCTTGCTTTTCCTCTTGCATCAATATTCTCAAGTATTTTTATTGCATCTTCTTTGGTTAAATCAGCCATCTTACTTACTCTTCTTATCTGCGTATGCGTTTGCACCAAAGTACGCAGCAACTAACGCTGAGATTGCAACAAAGTATGTCGGTGCAATATCACCAATAATTTTTGCGGTACTTTCAAACCCTAACATTGAAGTGATTAAAATTCCAGCTGGATAACATAACATACCCAACAATGCAAACCATGTCATATGACGCATTGCATCTCTACGGGCATCTGCGTCCTCAAGTTCTTTACGTTTGAACTCTAGGTACAGTCGATGCTCCTCATCTGATACTCTCCCATCACCATTAGTATCTGCTGGGTGATGTTTTTTTACTTCTTCCTCAGCCATGTTTATTATTCTCCCTCTCTATTCTCTCGTTTTCTTCTTTGATATGTTCCATGAGAAGTCCTATGTATATCTCCCTTTCCCAAGGCATCATGTTTTCAATCTCTGTTAAACTATACTTATGGTATTGCATCATTCCAAAGTTAGTTTTATAGTAATTATATAAGCTGTCATGGGATAGGGTCATCCTAAAAAACTTGCCAGGCCCTCCACTACAACCTCACTCTCTACTTCCGTCTTGGGATTCTTAACTGGAATCACATGACGCAGTTTAGGCATCGTTTGAAAAAAATCTGTGATTCTTTCAAACTGTTCGCCTGTTAGAGAGTCAATAAATTCTGTAAGTTCTTTTTCGCTAATATCAACTCTGTTGTAAATTTCTTCTCCATGACTTATGCTCTCTATACAAGAGTTAAGTAAATAAAAAATCAAATCAACATCTTTAGTGTTAGCTGGTATCCCCTTTACATCTTTCAGAAGGGGATACCGAAAAACCATTTTAATATCATTGTTAAGATCAATCTCATTGTTGTGTCCTTCACTCATCAACACAGAAATATCATTTATATCAACTTGAACTGGAACACTTGTTTCTTCATCATCAGGGCAAGTTATAGTCAAGTCAATTTGTTCACCTACAGATTTTCCCCTAATCTGTAAAAATATGTATTCTATGTCGAACATAGGTGATATATCAACATCAATCTTTTCAAAAGTACAAGCATTAACAATTTGTGAAACCATATCAATTATTTGGTTTTCGTCTTCACTTTCTTGAGCCATCATTAATAGTTTTTGTTCTTTAACTAAAAACGGTCTGTATTGTATTTCCTCTTTTGTTGAAGGTAATGTCAACCTATAGGTTGGCGTATCTAATTTTGGTAACATAATATTTCATCCTTATAATTTCCTTAACACCTTCGGTATCATTGATGTTATTTTACTTTCTACAGTATTTAATACTGCGTCTGCAACTCTATTTGTTAGTGGTTTTGGTAAGTCAGCCTCATCAACTAAATCTTTCCAGTATCGATATGAAAAAGTAACCGATACTGTGTGTATTGCATCTCTTGTTGCATAATCCAATGTTTGTTCAGCTACTGTTTTTGGAAATACTTCAACTAACTCAACACCATATCGTTGTCTGTCTGTTTCGTCTAGTTGGAATATTTTTATTGAACCAACATAATCATTGTAATATTGCATCGCCCATGTTTGAGGGTTATATCCAAGTCGTTGCCATGTCTCAAAGAATCTCTTTTCTTTCATGTCAGAAGAACATTGAAATACCGCAGTCACATCTGCATAAGAATATCCTTGAACTATATCTCTAGTCGGGCCGTAAATATTTTCATCAGGTGCGGTGTCCAGATTCCGGCCTGGAAATGAAAAACTCTGACAACGTAATGAGGCTTTTCTTGCGGTTCCATCTGAGACTTGTTCGCCCATAAGTTGTGCATAAATGTTTGTTTGACTTCTTGAAACAGGTGGAAAGAAAAATACTTCATAACGTGATGGTCTTGCAAAACCATCATCACTACGAAACTCTGCAAAGACTTCATTTATACTAGCATATGCAGCCGCCTCTACAAAACTCCCTAAGTTAAATCTACCAGCCATCAGATCATACCTCTCGAATCGCTCCAGACTTTTCTATCTGAAGCCTTTTTAAATCTTTGCACTGGCAATAAAGCCGCAACGATAAATTCATCTGCATCTATCCTACGAAACGGTGACTCTAAAAAGTCATACAAGTATCGATGTAGAGTTGGTTTTACCAGTGGAATGTTTCTAACCCTATTATACGTTGCAGTCAATCTTGTTGTACTGTCTAACTTATCGTTGCTACTAAACTCATATAATTTGTCAAGTAATTTTATTCGTAGTGGTATGGGTAAGTAATGCATATTGATGCCCATAAACCCATCTCCATATCTCTCCAAAGGTAGAACTAAAGGAAACCTATCATAGTACGGTAATTTATCTTTGTGTTTCGGTGAATAAAAGAACATATTCAACTTACCACGAAAAGGTGTCCTTGATCGCTTACCTTCACGAACCAGTTCTGTTGATTTTGGAGCTCCGAACTCTCTTATTTTTTTACGAAACCAAGAAATGGAACGCTCTTGTCCTCTTGTTTCGTCCAGTACCTTTTGAATAAATTCAGTTGCCATATAACTATTTATACTGAGGATTGAGATGATCTTCTGTCAATATCTTAAACTCCATACCCTGATCGTTACAGTATTCGGTTGCAGATTTCCACTTGGCTTGATTGACACCCCATGTCTCGACTTCCTTGAACCACCTTCTAGTTTTTCTTTTGGGATTCTTGACAGGTGGTTTACATTGAGCCTTTGGTTTGACCTCGATGATGAACTTCTTGATTGTCTCATCAGCCTGTCGAACTTTCATATAAAAATCTGGAAAATAACGATGCAGTCTACCATCCCAAGGCGATAAATAAGGTATAATGACTTCCTCACTACCCCACTCAAGAACCGCATCATTGTGGTCACAGTACACCATGAGTTTACGTTCCCATAGAGAACGGTATACCACTTGGTTAGGATTGCCCCGATACTTTTTAGGATTTACTGGTTTGTATGTTCCACTGTACGCCATATTGTATAAATACTTAGACTAATAGGATTATTTATATGACATCATTTGTAGATATAGTAAAAAGTCAAGCGGTATCACTCGCAAATCAAGGTTTTCATAAAGAAATAGGCAAGCTCAGAGGTGTGGTTGGTTCATCGTTGAATCGTGCAGAACCAACTGATAACCCAGCACTAAGACCTAGACATGATCCCAAAGCATATACCTTTCCCCTTGACGTTACCAATGCAGATCAGGGATTGGGTAATCATGGACATTACATTTTGTTTTTTATCAATCAACAAGCGCCCCCAAAGATACAATTTAATGATAAAAAAGCCGAATCACAAGGTGATAAAAATGTGGACAAGGCAAAATCAGAACATGGTATGACAAAGGAAAAAAGTGAGTTCCTTAAAAAAGCTGCACTAGATGATCAGGTAATAGATGGGAAAAGTAAAGACAAAGCTAAAGGCGATAACAAATCAGCAATCAGTCAATCAAAAAATACTGCACTGGTAAAAAGGCCAGGAACAACACGATTGGATACTGCAATTGCGTTATATATGCCACCAACGGTGAATGTTACCTACGCTGCAACTTATAACGACCAAGAGATAGGTGCTGGTGCAGCTCTTGGTGCA